AAGATAGGCGACCACGTCCGTGGGACCGCAGGCAGCCAAGGATACTACACGCAGCCCGGCGAACTGCTGGAGGCCGTTGTAACTGATCTCAACCCGGATGGAGATGTCCGGATACGTGTCATCAGGCACACAAGGTATGAGGCGAAGACGCTGCCAGAATTTGAAGTCGTGGCTGGGGAAATCGAATTAATTGAAGAGGAAGGAGGATAATGGTGAAACACGTTGTCTTGTATAGTGGCGGCCACAGTTCCGCATTGGCTGCCATAGAAACCGTCAGACAGTACGGCCCGGAAAACGTGATATTGCTGAATCACGATATTAATCCGCGCACAGAGGATGCGGATATCAAGCGGTTTAAGCGGGAAGTTGCGGAGTACCTTGGCCTGCTAATCACATACGCCAATATGGCGGACGTGAGCCAAAAAGATCATTTTGACGTGTGCGTCGAACAAAAGGCGTTTAAGTACGGGATGCAATCATCTGCGATCTGCACACGCAAACTTAAAACGGAGCCGTTCGCGCGCTGGCTATCTGGCCAAGATAGCAGCAGCCTCGAACTTGTGTATGGGTTTGACGAAACTGAGCAAAAGCGTATCGCACGGCGAACACGGATTATGGGGGAGCAAGGATACCGATGTGTCTACCCGTTAACGTCCCAAATAGAATTACGCAACATCGAAGATATCGGCATCCGTAGGCCAGATACATATAAAACGTACAGACATGCAAATTGCATTGGATGCTTAAAAGCTGGGCGGCAACATTGGTACTGTGTCTACTGTCTGCGTCCTGATATATGGGACAAGGCCAAATGGGCGGAACAAAAAATCGGATATACCATCCTGAAAGGCACACCCTTGTCCCTACTGGAACCCATGTTTGCTGAGTTAAAGCTATGTCAATTGCAGGCAACCGAGTTGATCAAGCCGCAAACATTTTGGGCGTCAGCTAGACGGTTGCTTGCCCAAAACACAAAAACCGCCGCTCCCGACACGGCAATTGTCAGAAGCGGCACGTAAGAAAACCCGAATCAAAAAGGTGGTCCTTACAGCTACAGTGTAGCATTGGGGGCGCTGGAAGTCAAGGAGGCATATAAAATATGACCTTTGCCGAACGGGACGAACTCGCGATGGAGCTCTGGAAGGAGGGAGAAAACCATGTATTACGAAGGGATTGGCCCGGAGCGCGGAAAGCGCGTCTCCGCAGAAAACGCGCCGGCTTATGCAATGGTACGTTGCGGGATCGGCCGGATGCAGGATACCCCGGAAACGCCGGAGTTCCTGACAGCCCTTGTGGATTGGTATTTCTCGGGCAACTGGATCCGGAGGGAGGGTGATCCGCATGATTCCTGACCGCGGAGTTGACTTTTACATAACCGGCACGGAAATCGTGGAGGTCCATTTCCCCAATGGGGATCTCGCTTGCCAGTGGTGTCCCTTTTGCAAGCGGAAAACCTTCCGCGGAAATACCCGCGTTATCTGCGTCAAGACCTATGAACCGCTCAATGAGATTTATGAGACCCGGCGGGGCGACGACTGCCCGCTGGCTATTCAGGAGGTGGACACATAATGGGAATCCCTATCCTAATCATCGGTGAATCTGGCAGCGGAAAAACAACCAGTCTGCGCAATTTTGAACCGGGGGAAATCCTGGTCTTCAGCGTGGCCAACAAGTCCCTGCCATTCCGCAAAAAACTCGATACTGTCAAAAACGCGACCTATGGATCTATCGGCGTCACACTCAAGCAAAAGCAATACAAGCGGTATGCCATCGATGACAGCCAGTACCTGATGGCATTCGAACTCTTTGACCGCGCGAAGGAAACTGGCTATGGGAAGTTTACGGATATCGCCGTGCGCTTCCGTTCCATGATCGACTACATTTCCCGGGATCTGCCGGACGATACGATCGTCTACCTGCTGCACCACAGCGAGATCACAGACAGCGGTAAAATCAAGGCCAAGACTGTAGGTAAAATGCTCGATAACCAACTCACCGTTGAGGGCCTGTTCTCCGTCGTCCTGTATTGCAGGTCAGACGGGCATCGATATCACTTTGAAACCCAAACCGATGGGTATACAACGGCGAAATCTCCTAAAGATATGTTCAATCTTCTGGAAATCGACAACGACCTGAAGATGGTGGACGGCGCCATCCGGGAATATTGGGGTTTAAATACTGAAAAATAACAGGAGGAGTACATACGATGAAAGCATTCAGCGGATACGAACCGAAACGGAGCTATGTCAGGGAGCAGCTGCCCGCGGGCGGCTATGTGGTCAAAATCATGGACGTAAAGCTCATGCATAACGACTGGGGTGACATTCTGCTCCTGAGCTTCGATGTGGAAGAGGGCGACAAAAAAGGCTTCTTCCGAGACGACTACAGGGGCCAGACGTATGAAGACAAGAAGTGGCGGGGAACCTACCGCCTGCGCATCCCCGCAGACGATGGCAGCGATAAGGACGCATGGGCGAAAAACGCCTTTAACAACGCTATGTTTGCCTTTGAAGACAGCAATAAGGGTTTCCGCTTTGACTGGGACGAGAACAAGCTCAAAGGTCTGTTGGTAGGCGCGTTGTTCCGCAACGAGGAGTGGGAGATGAACGGACGGACTGGCTGGACCACAAAATGCTGCTCGCTTATCCCGGCGGATGATATCCGCAGTGGAAAGTTTAAAACGCCGAAGGATAAGCCGCGTCAGGACAGACCGGCGTCAACGCCTTTTGAAACAACCGGCCCTAAGGATTTCGAGGCGCTGGACGATGATGACGACCTCCCGTTCTGAGCGCGATGGCGGAATACAACCATTTTGAGATTGAACGGATGCTGGAGAGCATGGTGGTGCTGGTGGATACGCGGGAGCAGGATACCCCTGCCCTGCGGCGCCGCCTGAAGGCAATACAGTATCCATATGAGCGCTGCAAGCTCGACTATGGGGACTACTCATGCCGGTTTGTAAACCCAGCGGGAGAGCCCATTAGCGCGGCAGGAAAAATCTGTATTGAGCGCAAGATGAACCTTGACGAGCTCTGTGCCTGCTTTACACGCAGTCGAGCCCGGTTTGAGCGGGAATTCATCCGGGCCAGAGAGGATGGGGCCAAGGTCTACCTGCTAGTAGAAAACGCGAACTGGGAAAAGGCGCTCAGCGGCGCCTACCGCAGCCGGCTGAACCCTGCCGCGCTTACCGCATCCCTGCTGGCCTGGAGCGGTCGGTATAACCTTGTTCCTGTCTTTTGCCGGAGTGAGACCTCCGGGGAACTGATCGGCAGGATCCTGCGCTATGAACTCAAAACGATTCTGGAGAGGGGCGAACTGTGATGCTGAAAAATGGATATATCAAGCTTTACCGCTCGCTCCTCGACTGGGAATGGTACGACGATACCGTCACCAAATGTCTGTTCCTGCATCTGCTCCTGACCGTCAACGCCTACGATGAGGATTGGAAAGGAATTGTTATCAAACGCGGTTCCCGTGTTTCCTCATATACCAAACTATCCGAGGAATTACATTTTACAATTAAGCAAATTCGGACAGGGATACAACACTTAGAACGGACAGGCGAAGTGGCAAGGACGGCATATCCAAGATTTACTGTATTTACGGTCACAAACTACGATGCCTACCAGACCAGAGGGCAGGCAAAAGGGCAAGCAAAGGGCACGCAACCGGGCAGGCAAGGGGCAGGCAAAGGGCAACAAAGTAAGAATATAGAAGAATATAAAGAAGAGAAGAAAGAAAACGTGCGCGCGTCCGGCGCAAAAACGCCGGAGCGCCCGACCGGAGAAAAATCGATTTTTGAAAGGATGCGGGAGTGATGGGCTACGAGCTGAAACCATCGGACGTGTATGACCTGGCCCGCGTCCTGGACGCCGACGTCCACGAAAAAGGCGGGGAGCTTTTCTTCACCTACTGCCCATACTGCCGAGGTGGGGAAAGCAGGGATAAGAACACTTTCTCCGTCAACCTCACCAGCGGGGCCTTCAAATGCTTTCGCAGCGGATGCGGGAAGGCCGGGCATTTCGTGGAGCTGGCCCGGGATTTTCACTACCAGCTGGATTTTGACAATACCACCCGCCCGAAGGTGTACCGGGAGTTGCCCCAGCGCCCGATCCCCGTCCGGGAAGGCGCGGTTACATATCTTCAGTTCCGCGGCATTGGCCGGGCAATTGTAGAGCGATACCGTATCACCACCCGCAGGGACCGGCCAGACATCCTGGTCTTCCCGTTTTACGACGAGCACAACGTTCTCGCTTATGTCAAATACCGCAACACGAGATTTAACGGCAAGGGCAACAAGGAGTGGTGTGAAAAAGACGCAAAGCCGGTCCTCTTCGGCATGGCACAGTGCGAAGACTTTGCCCGCCTGGTCATTACCGAAGGCCAGATTGACAGCCTGACGCTTGCAGAATGCGGGGTTCCCAATGCGGTTTCCGTCCCGAACGGCTGCAATGGCTTCACGTTCCTGGAAAACGTGTGGGACTGGATCGTGCAGTTCAAAGAGATTGTCGTTTTCGGCGACTGCGAGCATGGGAAGATTAC